TTCACAGAATAATGCGCGCACCTGAGAAACGTATATTCAAAATTGATATTGGTAATATTCCACCAAATGAAGTAGATTCATATATGGAGACTGTTATTAATAAAATGAAAAAAGTCCCACATGTAGATCCACAAACTGGTAATTACAATCTCAAGTTTAATTTAAATAATATGTTGGAGGATTTTTATTTACCAACACGCGGAAATAAAACATCTACAGAAATTGATACGTTACCTGGTATGACTTTTACCGGTATTGACGATATAGAATATGTTAAGCATAAAATGATGGCTGCATTAAAAATACCTAAGCCATTTTTAGGTTATGATGAAGGAGTAGAAGGAAAATCTACATTGGCGTCATTAGATATACGATTTGCTAGAACAATTGAGCGTATACAGAAAATTGTAGTATCAGAATTAACAAAAATTGCAATTGTACATTTATATGCACAAGGATTTGAAAATGAAAGTTTAGTTAACTTTGATTTATCATTAACAGCCCCGTCTATAATTTACGATCAACAAAAGATTGCGTTAATGAATGAAAAAATTCAATTAGCAAATACAATGAAGGATTCGAAACTAGTCTCTGATAAATATATCTATGAATTTATATTTAATATGACTGAAGAACAGTGGTTGTCTGAACGAACTAATATTATAGAAGATTTGAAACTGCGCTTCCGCCAAAATCAAATTGAACAGGAGGGTAATGATCCAACAGTAACTGGAGTTTCATATGGTACTCCGCATGATTTAGCTTCATTGCATATGGGAGTTGATTCAGATAATGAAGGCGGCCGACCGCCAGAAGGAATTAAGTCAGGACAACATAAAAACGAATTGGGTTGGGATCCGCTAGGCACAAAACAGATTAAACAGGCTTTTGATCCAGAAAATCAAAAAACAACATTCCAACCTAACCCAAACGCTACACGCAGAACTGGCACTAAAATGAAATTAGAATTAGCTAATCGATTTGCAAAACAAATTAAAAAATCTACTAGTACAAAGTTATTATTTGAAGAAAAAAATGACGAAGATAGCGGTACGATGTTGGATGAAAATAATATTTTATAAACTAAATTATATTTATTAATAAATAAAAAAAGAATTATTTAGAATGGCAAAAAAATTAAAACATTCAAAATATAAAAATGCTGGAATTTTATTTGAGATGTTGGTTAGGAAACTAACCAGCGAAGCTCTATCTTCAGATAAATCAGTAGCAATTGATATCATTAAAAAATATTTTGGTAAAAATTCAGAATTATCAAATGAATTGCAATTATATAATTCAATTATCCGGGAGCAATTTAAATCAGAGGCTAGAGCTTTAGATTTTATTAAAGAGGCTCAGCGAGCATATTCTAAATTAAATCAATCATTACTGCGTAGACAAAAATATAATTTAGTAAAAGAAATATCTGAAAATTTTAAGTTTGAATCCCTGTCACGAGGGCATATTAATAATTATAAGGTCTTGGCATCCATTTATATGTTATTTGAATATCAGGAGTCATCTAATATTAGAAAATTAAATGAATGTAAAAATGTAATATTAGATCATGTTTTATTAACTGAAACACGTAAAACAACAAAAGATACTGTATTAGAGACATTTAAAAACCAAGGCAAAGACGAACGATTATTAGTTTATAAATTAGTAATAGATAAATTCAATCAAAAATATTCAAATTTATCGGAATCACAAAAACGTTTATTAAATAAATATATCACGCATATCAATGATACAGAAATGTTACGTGAATATATAAAACAAGAAATTCCTATAATAAAAGATAAATTATCAAAACACGTAAATAATATTTCAGACACAGTAACAAAAATTAAAGTTAAAAAGTTGTCTGAGTTGTTATGCAACGTGGAGAATTTAAAAGTAATTAAAGAATCTCATGTATTGTCATTATTGCGATATTTTGAGTTAGTTGATGAATTAACACGGGTACATAGTAAATGAAATCAATTTTAAAACGAATGAAGAATGAATTTAAAGATATAGTATCTGAAAGTAATTCTAATTATACATATGCGGGTCGACCCGTAAAAATACACAGAAATGGATCTGATACTACTAAATGGGAAGTAGAATTTATTAAAACTGGGAAACGAGTACCATATGCAGATGCAATTTCTAATTTAAAAACAGTTGAACCTAGATGGCAAGATTCAGATGGAGATGGTAATTGGTATGAAGATGAAGATGTGAAAGATATCAAAGAAGGTTATTATTCTTCTTCTCCGTTAGAAACTGTTATTGGGAGTTTGGGGTATAGACAAGGATTTGCTGAATTCTTCGATGACAATCCGGGTGCTGTTGATTCAGTAATGGAATGGATTATAACAATTAATGATTTCAGAAATCAACTAGTTAAAGAATTCGATCGAGAAGAATTAGAAAAAATGGGTATCTATGATTTAGATGAGGCAATGACTTCGGCTGATGCTGGTGCTTATATGACACCTAAGTCTTTTGGTCCAGCTGATGAAGATACAATTGAAGCATTGGGATACCGAAAAGTACAAGACGCGTTAGATAAACAATATGAGCGTTTAATTGAAGGCTATCGTCAATTTGCTAACGGAGATCCAAAAAAATCTCCAGAGAAAAAAGTTAAAGAAACAATTCGTAGTGTTGCTAAACGCCTTCGCGAAGTAGAAGAGCTAGTAAAACATACGGCTAAACTAAAAACGCAAGCTGGTGTTACCAGATCCGGTTATGGCCCCGCAACAGAAAAAGCATTAAATAAAATTTCGGAAACATTAATTAAATTATCAGAACGAGTTAGATCGTTAGGAGAATAGTATGACACAAGAACTTATACAAGATTATATGCCATTTAAGCCATTAAAAACTCTTAATGAGTCAAATGGTTCTAGATATGGTGTACCTGGGGGATACGTTGTGCAGGGTGTATTACAACGAGCTGGGGCTAAAAATCAAAACGGTCGTATTTATCCTAAACATATATTAGAACGAGAATGTCGGCGATATGAAGAGCAATTTATCCGCCAAAACAGAGCATTGGGAGAATTAGATCATCCGGATTCGGCTGTTGTTAACTTGAATAATGTATCTCACAATGTTTTAAAAATATGGTGGGAAGGTGATGATTTAAAAGGCGATGTTTTAGTTTTAGATACACCATCTGGTAAAATATTAAAAGAATTATTTAAAGCTGGAGTAACATTGGGTATTTCCTCACGTGGATTGGGCAGTGTAAAAGAATTATATAGCGAATCTGCTTTAGAAGTACAAGAAGATTTTGAATTGGTATGTTGGGATTTTGTTTCAAATCCATCAACGCATGGAGCGTTCATGAATCCAAAGAGCATGAATGAATCGGTTACTAAAACAAAATCTTCAGCAGATATATATTATAGAACAAACGAAATAATAACTTCGATTTTATGCGAAGATGGCAAATGTAGGATATAAGATAATGTTAGGAAAAAATTTAAATAGAATTAAAAGTCTTTTAAATGAGACAGAAAAACAAACAGTTTTCAGTGATGCAGAAGCTCCTTTATCAATTGAAGAAAAAAAGAAATTTGCAGAATCATTATCTATGTATTCATCAATGGCGGATTCAATATCTGGAAATCGTGATTTATCTGAGATTGTTGAACGTATATCACATATGGTAGAAACTGCTGGTCGTATGATTAGCGAATCAGATGATGATATGTTAGATAAAGTAGCAGACAACCGTCGAATAAAAATGGTACAAGCTGCACTTAAAGATTTAAAGAAATCAGCAACTGAAGTTATGATACACGAGAGAAGATGTCAGGCTGCAATAGATGATATAGGCGAAGGACTTAAAAAATATTATAACGTTCAATAATTTCTTTGATTTTATCGATTAAATTATAATATATTATATTAAGGAAATAATGAAAAGTAAATTTAAAGAATATTTCGGGATTAATGAAGCAAAGATTAATGTACCTGCTGACAAACTTGGCGACCCAGGTGTACAGAAATTAATAAACAATTCCAATTCTGACGAAACGGAAATTAATGTTACGGAGCAGGATTTAGAAGAAGCTAAACTTATTAATAATATGACTGACTACCGAGGCGGGGTTCAATACATGTTGTATGATCCAGCCATGGCACAAAATGTAGCAACAGAAATACGAAATTTTGCAACGAAAAAGAAAATATATGTAATCGATTATAAACAATCTAAAGATGGTCGTTTTGGATATTTTCATTTTAGAATAGGGGATGATCCAGCAAAAGAATCTCAACAGATACAGGGATATATTTCATCGAAGCCGGAGATAAAACATTTTCGGTTTAAAATATTAGAAGACAAATCAAGAAAAAAACGTATAAATAAAAATCAATAAGTTACATGAATCGAAAACAAAAAGAACATCAATCGGTTATGCCTGGCATTGGTATAGGAGCTAAAGTTGTAGATAAAGATATTTCATATGCAATGCGTATATGGAAGCAACAATTAAAACAAAGTAATACATTAACTAGATTAAAAGAAATGCAAGAATTTAAAAAACCTAGTGTAGTAAGAAGAGCTGAAATACTTAAAGCAAAATATTTAAACAAATTTAATCAAGAATTTTAATAAATAATTGTATTTTTAATGGTCCTAGCAGCAATGTTAGGACTTTTTTACTGTTTTTTGGTTCATGGCTATATATATTATAAATACGTTATTCAGATCTAATATAACGTTTAACTAAAAAAAAATAATATTTCTATTAAGATTTCCAATAATCTTATTTCCAAAACAAAATTTAAGGAGAAACAATGGCAAAAACAGATTTGCTAAAAGAAGCTATTGCTGATGCACGTGCTGTAAAAGAAACGGCTATTGCTAATGCAAAGCTAGCATTAGAAGAAGCATTTGCCCCTAGAATTCAAAGTATGTTATCTACTAAACTTTCTGAACAACTCGATGATGAAATCGAAGGTATCGAAGATGAGTTAGAAATAGATATGGATGACATGGGTGACGGCGATATGGGCATGGAAGATGAAGCTGGTCTAGATGTAACAATCGACGATCCTAAAACACCTGATAGTCCAGACTTCGTAGGAACGGTAACACCACCTGCAGGCGACATGGGAGCAGAAATGGACGATGAAGAAATGGAAGCTGAATATGCTGAAGCTGACATGGAA